CGTGAGGCTTGGGTGGAAGCGGGATGCCCATGAGCAACTTTCGCTTAACAGCTGACCTAGCCCTTCCAGCCGCAATCCATCGGATCAAAATGCTTGAAGAAAAGATTGAGACAATGGAGGGAACGATTGCTCACTTGAGCGTTAAGATGACTCAAGCGACTGCCTCAATGATGGACTACCAAATGAAGGCAAATGAAATTGAGAAGTTAAAAATTATGGTCCCTCAAGAGTTGAGGCCGACGAACGGAAAGTTTAGAGCAAGAGGAAATCGCTCTTATCCAGTAGTCAGCCAAAGGTGGAAAATATGGAAGGAGCAATGGGAAGCCGGAATGACCCCACTACAAATTGCATCAGCCTGGGGGTGCGATCATTCAACAATTCGTCATGCGATAAGGAAAAAGTTTATCGCAAGCAAGTGCGATCCAAGAAAGCACCAAAGGACAAACCTAGAAACTGGAAAGTTTATTAAGTGAAGATAATCCTTTCGGATCAAGAGCTTCTCATGCTCAAAACTCTGGGAGGCATGAGAAGCCTTGTTTCGAGGGCGGCGGGTGTAAAGGATGCAAAGATGGGAACTCAATCTGGCCTTGAGGCCGACATTGATGGAATGATTGGGGAATATGCTTTTTGCAAGTGGAAAAATATCTTTCCGGACCTAGTTCCTTGGAACAAGAGCGGAGGGGCGGATTGCATTTGCAATGGCAGAAAAATAGACATCAAGACCACTAGGCACAAAAACGGACGGCTTTTGGCCACCCTAAAAAATAATCCAGATGTGGATACCTATGTGCTGGCAATTCTGGATGGAACCGAAGTGGACTTTGTTGGATGGGCAAACAAAACCGACCTTTGCACCCCGGAAAATATAAAAAATCTTGGCCACGGAAATGGGTATTGTTTAGATCAAGGGCAATTGAAGCTATTCCCGAATGAGTCGGGATAAATAAAAAAGCAAATTTGCATAAAGACAAAACCAACATAAGCTCAAAAATGAATGAACCAAAACACCTCGACCTTTTCAGCGGTATTGGAGGGTTCGCTCTTGCCGCAAGATGGGCTGGATTCAAAACAGTTGGATTCTGCGACAATGAACCATACGCCCAGGCAGTCATTAGAAAGCACTGGCCAGACGTTCCAGTCCACGGAGACATTAGAACCCTTCGTGGCGACCTATATGCAGGAGTCTCTATTCTCACGGGCGGATTCCCATGCCAACCATTTTCAGTCGCTGGGAAGCAAAGAGGCAAGGAGGATGACCGCTATCTCTGGCCAGAAATGCTTCGAGTTATTAAAGAGGCAAGGCCAACTTGGATCGTTGGTGAGAATGTTGCTAACATCGTTGGAATGGCACTCGACCAAGTGCATATTGATTTGGAAGCCGAAGGTTACGAAGTCGAATCGCTCATTATTCCAGCTTGCGGTGTCGATGCTCCGCATAGAAGAAACCGAGTCTGGATCATTGCAAGAGCCGAATCTTTGGCCGACTCCAAGAACTCCGAGCGGAGGTCCAGATTGCTCGGCGAATCAAACAAGACCATCTGGGCATCGGGGGACAACGAACTTGCAGGGAGCGGTAAAAATGTGGCCGACTGCATCGGCGAGGGACTGGAAGGACACGCCCGGAATGAGCGAGAAGGGGAAGGACGGGAGAAATCGGACGGATCAATTGGCGAGGAAAGTTTATCAGCAAGAGAGAATGTGGCCGACACCGAAGGCGAACAAAGTTCATCCAACAATCACCGAGGAAAACAGAGAGAAGCTTGCGAATCGGAACAAAGCCAATTTGGAGGAAGTGATTGCTGGAGATTGCGGGAAGGCAACTGGACAATTGAACCCGAATTGGGTCGAGTGGCTCATGGGATACCCAATAGGGTGGACAGACTTAAAGGACTCGGAAATGCCATCGTGCCGCAAGTCGCCTACCAAATCTTAAAAGGAATCAAGGAACTGATATGACTGAACCATATTTAAGCGCAAGCCAAAGGGCGACCGCAATTCTGAACGATCGCTATCCTGGGGAAGAAATCAAAAAGCTTTATGAAAGCAATAGAGGACAAGACAAAATAGAAATGCTTCGAGATGCAGTCTTCACGCTTTTGAATAACGAAATTCCAACATGCACAATTGCGGAGGTCCTAAAGAAAACAATTGGAACAGTCCAATATCACGCAAGGCATCTTGAGAAGGCCGGAAAGCTCGCAAGATCAAAGAAAGGAAGCCATTGGGTCGGCTCAATTCCTAGTGAAAATTAACAAAATGAAGCCAGAGTCGATTCAAAAAGAAATCGACAAGCTCAAGACCCCGATTGACACCGCAGAGGGCAAAAGAACCAAAGGGGATGAGTCCCCGTCAAGGCGGTTCCAGCATTTAGCCGACCGCCTACATTTCCTCACTATGAGAAAAGCCCTAACCATCCTTGCACTCATTCTTCTTGGGTCGAGTCACGCCGCCAATATCTACATCGAGGCACCCAAGCCACCGAAGAAAACCATCAAGGCCAGAATCACGGCGTATTGGCTGGGTGAGGATTGTTATGGTTACAAAAGCTCAAGCGGGAAAAGGCTTATCCCTGGGCGTTCTTGCGCTGTTGATCCAAAAATCATTCCATACGGAACCACTCTTTTGATAGAGGGAAAACCTTATGTCGCCCACGATACTGGAACAGCGGTTATCCAGCGCAAGGCATCTGGAAAGTCTAGACTACCAGTCATCGACCTATTCTATAAGACGGAAGCTCAAGCCAACCGAGAACTTGCAAGGGTAGGCCACACTTCTTTAGTCGAAATTCAATGAAGCACCAAGGCCAAGACCCCGCCGATTCTATCTTGGCCAGCTACACGCCGGACATGGCGGAGCAAATTGATACCCTAGAGGATCGGGTTAAAGAACGCTTGGCAAAGATGCAAGCAATGAACCCCGGAATTGACCTTAATAGGCTTGCGAAGCTTACCGCCGAGGTCGTGGAGCAGACCATCCGATGCGAAGGCGACTCACAGATGCTCAAAAACAAGCGAGACGACACCTTGGACGAGGCTTTGTTGGCTTTGGCTACGAATAGATCACCCGACAGCCTAACGGCCATTGCAAAGCGTTATATTAACCCAACAACGGGAAAGCCTTATACTAGAGCCGCAATCTCCGCAAGATTGACCGAGCTTACCCAGAGGACAGGATTGGTTTTGAGGATTCAAAGATCGGAGCGAGTCCGCCAAATCTACAAAGAGCGAGCCAAAAGGGTGCATGAGAGACGCAGGAAGGAATGCCCAAAGTGGAATGCGTCAGCCTGGGCGAAGGGAATTAAGAAAAGGAAAAGCAAATGAGGGCTGGCTCTAAAGTGATATGCATCAACGACTCGTTCCCGACGGAGATCATTCCGTTCTATACGAACCTACCCATCAAGGACCGAACCTACATAGTTCGAGACATGGGAATTGGCGTGGCTCTAAATGGAGAAGCCGGAGAGGTCGTGGTTTATCTGGAGGCAATGCCGAACCCCTGCTCGACAACTGCACCATTTCCAGAGCGAGGCTTTAATGCAGAACGATTTAGAGAACTAGAACCACCCGCCGAAATCGAGGCCGAGGAGTTGGCCGAAATGGAAGCATAACCAACGGAGAAATCCCACATGAGCGAAAAACAAATCGGAATAGAACTAAAGAAGCAACTCACCCTGCTAGAGGACGCAAAGCATAAAGCGATTGAGTCGATGGGAGAAACCATCAGCCTTGCCGCCGATGCTGGCGACATAATCCTATCCGCCCGGAAGGAGGAGCTTGATGTAGAAAAGATTTTGGAAATCGCTGGAATCAATGGAGAGCAAGGCAGAAGGCTAGAGCGAGTGGCAAAGTCCAGACCGATGCTCGCATCTCCAGAACCCTCACAATTAAAACAACTTGCGCTTTGGGCTGGCATTCTCCCCGACCCGATCGAAACCTCAAACCCAAAGGCCGAGCAACCCTGGCACTCCTACATTATCAAAGCTAGGCAATGGCTCGCCCGGAAATCTCCGAGCGACTGGTCGCCAAAGCAGAAGTCGGAATTTATCGACGAGGTGAAGCCAATCGTCCAAGCATACGTCGAGGCTGGCGGTGGGCTATGAGGATAGGGGCTATGGAAACGAGAATTAAAAAAATAAAATTAGGAGACTTCTACGGCGCATTTCCCCTCCAAACAGGTTCCGCG